TCAAGTCATTATCAACGGTGTCCCCTGGGAGATCGTCAATGTCGGAAAGACCGCTTCCGAAAACAGCCGCCGCTTGTGCTACTCGCTGAGGGGTCCAAGAGCGCAATGCGGTTCCGGTCCCTGTCTCTGCTTCGGACTGAGATGCGGTAGGAGGCAACGGCGCTGCCGGCGGGCCTGCGAAACAAACCGAAGCGGCTAACACAAAATAAATTATGCAAATCGCAATCTTTTTCATCTCGCTACCTCACCAGCTTTATGTAGATGGCAGGAGTATTCGCGGCCGTTCCGGTATCTCCTACGGTTGCAGTCATCTGCGATGTGACCGATCTGAATTTCCCCAACGACGCCTCTGTAATACCAGACGCCGACGTGGATAGAGCCAACTCGCCTGACGCGAGCAGCGCCGCTCCGGTGGCATCGGTGATCGTCACCGCGGCCGCGACGGTCGGGTATCCGGTGGCCGGGTTGACGGCCCATACCTCGTAGAGATAGTAGCCCATGTGGTAGTAAAGCTCGCCGAGCTCGCTTCCGGACGGAAACAGCTCGGCGTGCGTGATCTCCTTGCCGGTCGGGTAGGTATCCGTAAAATCCCCGTCCGTGTGCGCGATGCACGCCAATTTTATGACCAGAACATTCTTGTCTTGGCTGACCGAATAAACCGTGGCCGTAATGGACGAAGCGGCCAGGGCGGCCGTTGACATCAGAACCAGCAGCGCGGCGGCTGCAAACGAAAGATATTTTTTCATTTCACAAACCCTCCGGTTTGCAGCCGTCACACTCTACGGCGTGTCTTTTCTATGGCATCGCCAAGGCCCATCGCCTTGTCTTTTCCGCAGTCGATCCGGCACTCCTTGATGTCGACACCGATCGACCTGGATCCCAATTCTCCGGAATACGCGCTGACGGAGGTGACCGTGCCCTTGATGACGACCGTCACCTCGTCCTTCAGGCTGAGCCCGTCCATGCCTTCCGGCTGGATCTCGCCATTTTCCGGAAAATTAAGGTTAACGCTGGGCTTGGGCGTATCCATCTCCGGTGCGTTGCCGCTGGTCTTGATCTCGATCTCGGCCATGACGTCTTTATCCTTCTCCTATTGATCTGCTGATGTTTTATCTTCCGCCTTCCGCCTTCCGCCTTCCGCCTTCCTTTTTCCGACTTCCGCCTTCTCAAGCTTCTCTCCCGGCGGAGGCTCCATCGCCGGCGTTCCGGCGGAGCCGGCTTCGGCCTGCTCGTAGGTGTAGTCTCCGAACCGGATGCTCATCGCCTGGCCCCACCAGTCCGGGCGCTTGGCGAAAAGCTCGGGCCAGCTGAACGGGCCTTCCGGATCGCCGCCCTCGCAGCCGCTCGGCGTGCGGGTGTAGAGCACCATATCGAGTTCGGAATCGGCGGCGGTGACCTGCCTGAAATCGCCGGCCAGCTCGGCCTCGCGGCGGTCCTTGGCGGCGTAGTAGGCCGCGGACAGCTCTTTCCCGGTACGGTTCCACCACGCCTTGGCGGCCTGGCGCTGCACCGGGCTGGTGATCACGTCGAATTCGCGCTCGCTGATGACCGGCTCCCCGTTCTTGTAGCCGTAGGATCCATTGGCATAGAGCATGATCATGCTGCCGCTGTTGTCCTGCCATGCCCGAATCACCATGACCGTGCGGATCGATTTTTTGCCGTCGGCTGAATTGACCTCAACACTTAATTTTTGAGCCATGAACCACACTCGCTTTCCTGCGGCCGGCGCGCGTCCCCGCGCGCCCGAACCGCATTGTTTTTATGTGAGCCTTTTTACTCCCCGAACAAAAGCAGCAGCATTGTCGCCGAGGCCGGCGCGATCGCCGCCGCCATTTCACGCAATGGACCGAAATCATAGGCGGTGCTCGCGGCCGTGTTGGAGAACCTGACAACGGTCTCGGCCGCGGCGCTGTTGACCGCATAGGCGCCGTTTGCCAGGGCGCCGGTCGACGTCGATCCGGTCAAAACACCCTGGTTGTAAATCAGAATCTTATGGTTGGCGCGATCGAACTTGTAGAAAAACCCGTTGATCGGCTGCTCGATCACCCCGAACTCGATCGCCTTGTTGAACCCGAACACACCGATCGCGGGCAGCGGGACGCCACCGGTCGGGTAGGTCAGCGCACCGTCTCCGAACGTCACGGATGCGATCTGGACCCTTTTAGGCCCGGCGGGGATGATGTCCCGATTTCGCACCGATACGCTGACGGTTACATTCGTAGAGGCTAACGCCGTCATGGCACTTCTCCTTTGCTGGTAGGCGGCGGTGTCACCCGCCGCCGTCTATTTGTTTTTGCCTTCAGCCTTCAGCCTTCAGCCTTCAGCCTTCTACTTTCAGCCTTCAGCCTAACAGCCTTCGTCCCGCACCACCTACGCCGTCTCGACCATATCCGTCAGATTGGCGAGTGTCTCGGACAGCGGCTTGACCAGGAGCACCGGCTCAAAGTGGCCGGCCGGTCCTGTGACGGGCTGGGTTGCGATCTCGACCACCACTTCGTCACCCGGGTAGAGGATCGTGCCCTTGGCCACCTTGTCGTAAAGCATCTTGCCGGCGGCCGTTGTACCCATGGCGAAGGATGCGATGTCTGCCGCGCCGCGGCTTGCGTCGCTTCCGGCGGTCGGACGCTTGTCCATGGTAACGACGCCGGGCGTGGTCCCGGCGCAGGTCTCGGTGATGATGAGAGCGGCCAGCACCACCTCGCACTTGAACGGCACCAGGATCCGCGCAACATCGGCGGCGGTCTGGTCGAGGTCGATTCCAACCGCGTCGTCGTAGTCGACAATCTTCACAACCGGCAGCGGGATGATATAATTCTCAAGCATATTCCTTCTCCTTTGCTCACCGGCGGCGGTGTCGCCGCCGCCGTCTATTTGTTTTTGCCTTCAGCCTTCAGCCTTCAGCCTTCAGCCTTCAGCCTATCGGCCTACGAACTCGTCACCCGAACGATCTTCGCCTCGTAGTCCGAAGCGGAGTCCCAGGTCGTGGCGAACGCAACCACACCGTACCAGGCCACCGCCTTCTTCCGGCCGAAATCGCCCTGGAAGTTCGGATTCGCCCGCAGGTGCGGGTATTCGGTCTCGATCCGGCTGACGGCCTCCTCGCCGAAGACGACCCCCTCTCCGAGCACCGACCCGGTGCCAACCCCGTCGGTCAGCGCCGAGGTGTGCACGCTCTCGACCAGACGGATCGACTCGCAGCGCCCGCACTCGGAGCGGAAGATCAGGTCGCCCTTGCGCAGGTACATATTCCAGGACTCGAAACGACGGTCCTGCTTGATCCCGCGAAGCCCCTTGGTGGAGAAGATGCCGACGTAGTTCGCACCGTCGTAGAACGGGACGTGGATAGTGGTCGCCAGGTAGTCCCGGATGATCCCAAGGTGATCGGCGTTCACGTTGACGAGGGCCGAAGTGGACGGGGTGCCGTCGGTGTCCCAGGTGCCGCCGACCAGGCTGGTGGGGATGAAGGCGATCTTGGCGGCCTTGAACGCGGTCGCCGCGGCCTTGTCCATCGCCCGCTCCATCTGGCGCGTCAGCATGCGCTGGGCGGCGCTCGCCGGGTCGAACTTGGACAGATCCTGCATCAGGGACGTGTACTCGACGCCGCGCCCCCATTCCTGCACGGTGATCTGGCGCACGTCCATGGAGAGCTTGTCGATCGGGATGCGGGTATCCTCTTCCAGCACCGCCGAGGTTGGGTCGCTCATCTCGTTGTAATGCACGAGGGTGATCGACTCGCCCATCTTCTTGCCGAAGCCTTCCACCTTGTCGGTGAACGGCACGAAGACCATTTTTTGAGCTGCGGTCTCCAGCAGCTTCCCGGATAGCGCGTGGTTCTTGTAGACTCCGGTTTCGGCGTCATAGGTCCAGGTGGTCGTGTTGCCCATGGTTCATTACCTCCGTCGAACAGACCGGCGCTCCAGCGCCGGTCATATCAGTCGGCGGCGATCGTTGGCCCTGGCGATGGCGTCTCCGAGGCCGATCGGACCGGCCGGAGGATTGCCTCCACCGCCCTTTTCGGCCGGGGGTCCGCCGCCGCCCTCGCCCAGCGGAAGACCTGCCTCCTGCCGGACGCGGGCCAGCATCGCCGCGCGCTTTTCGTTGTATCGGTTGATGGTCCATTCGATCTGTTGATCGACGGACATGCTCTTTCCGTCTGCGTCCTTCTCGGGCGTAGTCAGCGCAACCCCGACCCAAAGCTCGTCGTCCGGGTCGATCCCGGCCGCGCGCACCTTCCCGTCGATCTCTTCGCGGATCTGATCGGCCGTCTTGCCACCCGCCTTTGGGGACGTTCGTGCAGAACGTGCATTGGAATCCGCGGCGGATGATTCTACGCCTTCCGGCGGAATCTGCTTTTCTTCTGCACTTCCGACTTCCGACTTCCGACTTCCGACTTCCAACGGCTTCCCGTCCTTGTCGACCGGGGCCGCGACGAACTTCCGCACGTCCTTGTGACAGGCCGCCCAAATCCGGGCTACCTTCTTCTGGTGCTCCGGATCGTCGGTGTCGAGCGCCTCGATGTCTTTCATGGCTTTCTCGTTGCGCTCGATCTCGTACTCGTCGATCGCCTGGTCGATCAGCGCCTGCCGCTCGCCCGCACTCTGCTGATCGCGCTGCGCCGCCTGCTGGGCCTCGATCTCGGCCAGCCTTTTTCTGGCATCGGCCAACTCCTGCTGCGCCTTGGTGGTCTGCCCCTGTAGATTGCGGTATCCTTCCTCGGCGGCCGCATGGTCCTTGAACCGTGGCTTTGATTCTGGCGGTGCGGATTCTTCTTCCTTTTCGCTTCCGCCTTCAGCCTTCAGACTTCCGCCTTCTTTTTCGCTGGCTTCGCCCGGGTGTTCCTCTTTGGCTGGAGCCGGGGTGGCCTGTTCAGACTCTTCATTGCCAGGGCCGGGTGCTTTATCCGCCGCGCCGAATGAAAAAATATCGACGCCGGTCACAATCGGCGTGGTCTGGCTTTCTGCTGCTGATACGGTCATGGGAACATCTCTTTCTCCGGCGTGGTCTCGTTTCCGAGGGCCGGTGTTAATGGGTTAAAGCGCCGCACATAGCGCCGGGCGGCGTCCTGCGCCGTTACCTCCGGCGCTGAAATCGATCTGAGTATATCCAGGCAAACTTTCGCCTGGGGGTCATTATTCAACACCGTCGCTATGCGTTGTTCCAGCACCTCCATCACTTTTTGCACGACGGCCCGATACGCATCCGTCCGGCTGATGCCGGCAAGACGCATCTGGTCCATCAGGTTTCCGGCTTCCGTTTCGCGCGACGCGCGCTGCCCGAACTCCTCGGCCATTGGCCGGCCGCTGATGATGTCGACCGCGGCACCGCTCATTCTTTATTTCCTTCCGCATTACGCTTGCCGCCGTCCGCCTTCTCGAAACCGAGCTCCTTCAGCATCTTGACGAGTCCTTCAACCTGCGCCATGCCTTCGGCCTCTTCGGCTTTTTTCTTTTCTTCGGCTGCGGCTGCCTGCATGTCTTTTTTGATCTGCTCGGCCTGCTCGTCGGTGACGACGATCCCCTCGTCCGTCAGGTTCGTCCGCGTTTCGAGCGCCTTTAGCATCCGGTGCGGTTCGAGGTACGGCGCAAACGCCGGCTGACCGGACAGCGGAATAAAGACCTGCACCAGGTGCTGCAGCGTCTCGGCCCCCTTCATCAGCGCCGAAACACCGCTCACATGGAACCGGCCGGTCAGCTTCGGTACACCGTTGACGCCGTTCGGACGCCGCGGGTCCGGCGCCACCATCATTTCGTCCAGCGGGCCGCGGCCGAACATTTCCAGGTAGTCGCTGTACCCGGCGAACGTGTCCACCACGTCCTGTGCGGCGGTGAGCGCCGCGACCGCGCCGGCCTCGACGTTCTGCCCGATCATCTGGAACACGCCGAGCCCCTGGTCGAGCATCTGCTGACTTTCGCGCCAGGTGATGTCCTTGCGATAGCCCGGCAGTCCCTGCACGGCGTCGGTCACGAAGCTTCCGCGCTGGTAGATCTGGTCGTGGTACGCCTGGTTCGCCAGGATCGATCCGGTGACGTCCCGGCGGACGTTTTCACGGATCGCCTGCTGGCCGTTTACGCTCTCGCGCGTCAGATATTTTTTTCCTGGCCAGTCCTCTACATCGAGCGCGTTCACCAGCTGATCGACGCAGATCTCTTTCGGCGGATTGACGAGCCACTTCAAGCCGTCCTCGAATAGGCATTGCAGGTTGCACATGGCTTCCCACACACTGATGACGCTCTTGTAAAGCAGCCCGCGGCCGCCGTAGCTTAAAAGCGACGGAAACGGCGAGAACGAAATCCCTGGCCATCTCAGCTTTTTGTACGGGACCGCCTTCGGCTCCTCGATGATCCTCCCGCCGCATACCGTCAGCTGCGCCCGCGGCAAAATCACCTCTCCGCGCTTATCGAGCACCATGCCGTAGAATTCCTCGACCAGGTGCATGGTCCGGAACTCGCTGCGCTTGTAGATCTGATTCTTCCTGGCCTCGATCGCATCGCGCGTCATGAACGGGTCGTGCGGG